CACCAGATACGACGGAGCCGTGCTGTCCGGAGCCTGCATCAGCGCCATAAGCTGCTGGTCAGAGGCGTTCTTTAGGGCGTCCTGAACTTTGAGCAGATTCATTTAGACCCCCTAGCTACGCAGCAAACCAAGGCCAGCGATCCCAAGACCACCAAACTGAGCCAGCGGATTGGGATTGGCGTAGGTATTCTGAACCGTCGTAGGCTGCACGGGAATACCACGCAGGATGCTCGACATGAAGTTGATCTGCTGCTTGTCAAAGTCGCGCTGGTTCAGAAAGTCCTGATACGCAAGATCAAGCTCACGCTGCTGCTGTTCCTGCTGAACGGCTCCCTGCTGCTGGAGGGCCTGAGCCTGCTGCATCGCAAGGCCCTGGCGCAAAGCGCCAAGCTGACCGAACTGCTGCCCAGCCTGCAAGCCAAGTCCTGCCCCAGCCAAACCATACTGAGCGGCAGCAAGACGCTGCGCCTCGGTCTGACCCTGGGCAGCCATCGACGCAGCACGATCACGCTCGAACTGGGCCTGGGCGCTCTCGAACGCCTTCTGCCGACCAGCCGCCTCAATATCAGACAGGCGCTCACCAAGGCCACGCTGGGCCACACCTTCCTGGATGGCAGAACGATAGCCGCCGAAGGCGCCAGACTTGATCGCCTGGGTCTCGCGCGACGGACGACCCTCGTCGAAGTCCCGAACTGCCGCAGCCTTCTGGCGCGCAAGGACCTCATCCATGTAGGGCGACATATACTGCTGGGCCTGTTCGCGCCCGAACGCCTGCTGCTGGATCGGAGTAGCAGTGTAGTCGCTCGCGCCTAGACCACGCATTGCAGACGCGCCCAGGATGCCGCCAGCCACATCAGCTTCCGGCGTACCACGGGCAGCAACGCCACGAGTGATGTCGAAGCCTTGCTGAACATCCGGAGTGAAGCCAGCAATGCGCTGACCACCATAGCCCACATAAGGCTGATTGCTCTCAGCCTCAGCCCTGCCCATCATCCGCTCGAAGTATGGGCGAGCGTACTCAGGCAGATTGGACTGGTTGACCGTCGATGTGGTGGGCTGACCGCCGCCTCTACTGCCGCCCATGTCAGATGTCCTTCTCGAACATGATAAGGGCCTGCTTTACCCCGTAAGAATCGAGCATCTTGAGCCAGCCTTTTCTACCATAGCCTTCGATGGCCGTGCATTCATTATCTTCCGCCCAACGGACCAAGACCCCCATCATGGAGTCCTTCCAAAGACGGATGTTTCTGCCACCAGTAAACAGGGACGTGAGAACGCGCCGTGAAGGATAGTCCGTAATCGTGGTTACTTCACAGCCATTAATTTCACGGTCATCGTCAAAGGCAATCCAAAGCTGCATGTCGGCACGCTTCAGTGCGACATACACATCGTAGAGCATATACCTACCGTTGGTCACCTTAACGGCAGGGATAAGGAACTCTTTTACAGAATCCCAGACGCCATCAATGTGGCTCTCCGGGACGAGACTCACATTCACAGACTAATCTTTCCACCAATGGACTTGGGCTGTGCCTTCTTGCCGGTGCGCTCCTGGCGAACCTTGTCCATCATGCCATGCAGGCGGCGAACGCCATGCTCGGTGCTGCCATCGCCCAAACCAGACACGACATCCGCCGGGACCACGAACTCACCGTCAGCAAGGCGAACCTTCTGTCGGCCTTCGATAGTGCCGGGGACGAGATCGTCCATGCCGCTGCCAGCCCCACGGACCCGACCGCCTGTCAGGCGGTCACGCAGCAGGGCCAGGGCGTCATCACCGAAGCTTTCCCGGAAACGCTCAAGCGCCTCACGAGGACGGGGATGTTCACCCAGGATCGCAGCCTTGGCCTCGTTCATGAGGTTGGCAGTATAGCCATCCTCGGAGCGCATGGAGGCAAGACCGCCCTTGGCGAAGTACCTGAACTCAGGTCCTGCCCCAGGACGATGGCCCACAGGCGGTGGGGTGAAGCGACGAGGGTTTGCAGGGAACTGCTCAGGGTAGCGGTTTGGGTCGTAGGGCGTTGCGCCGGGAATGGCGGGCTGACCACCCATCATGTCGTTGGCCTGCATGAGCGTGCCGCCGCCAGCGATTAGGGCAGAGAACGGGCTTGCCTTGATGTTCTCCCCAATCTTGGAGATTGCTGCCCCAGGATCACTGGCGATGTTGGATAGGCGAGTACCAAAATCAGAGGCGCGTGTTGCCATCTGATCCATAAAGCCAGGGCTCGGCGCTGCTGCGGACGGGGTTGGCACAGATGTACCAACGGCCTGAGCCGCAGCATCATAGCCGGTAGGCAGCCCAGCGTTCGCAAGAGACGAAGCTGTTTGAGCGGCGAAATCTCCAGTCGCGGTTGGCAAGGCAGCAGCCGCAGCGTCGCCAGCAAAGCTGCCAGGAATGCCCTGCGCCGGGATGGCGGCAGACATAATATCACCCGGAACGCCAGCCGCCGCTGGAGCGCCAGCCGCAGCCCCGGCAGCACCACCCACACCGGCCAGAAGCTGACCACCGGCATAGGAGGTCGCGCCGCTGATAAGGCCCTGCGTTAGAGCCTGATCGGCAGAAGCGCCCTGAGCGGCAGAAACACCAGCACTCGTTGCGCCAGCGGCCAGCGCCGCAGGAAGAGCGGCGCCGCCCGTCAGGACGCTAGCACCAATGCCCGCCGCGATGGGTAGAAGGTTGGCAAAGTTAAAAGCTTCCGGCAGGCCCGTGTCTGGATTGCGCGTGAAGTCCCGGCCCGTCAGGGCACGAATACCCTCAAGCTCCTTGCGGCTGACATGCACCAGCATGTCGTCGCCGTTCCGTCCGTAGCTGGCTAGAGTCCGGGCTGCGTCGCGCATGAGGCTGTCCTTAAACCGACACTGCGGTAGCTATAACAGACGGGATTGCTGGGCTGAAGGCGTTTGCTGGGGCCGCTACGATCTGAACGTTCGTGTTGCTGACCGCCCACATGATCTGAATGTAATCCCCACCAAGAACAGTTATGAGGAAGTTCCAGGCAGCAACCAACTCAGCCGAAGTGCCCTGAATAGCAACGGTAGAAGATGAGTTGGGGATATCAATACCGTTCTTGCGAAACCAGATGTATATATTATGGCTTGCGCCGGAAGTCTGATCTAGCTGTGCAGAGAACTGGATATTGTACGTCCCACGATTCTTGAAGGTGATGCGAGAACCACTTGTCACAGCGACCTGATTGGACTCAGCCGTCGTGTTCAACTGCATCGCGTAGGGCGTGTTGATCGCTGCCGCCGTCTGGGTCGTCGTGTCGTAGAAAGACCCGTAATACCCGGTGATCGCAGCAGAGTTCTCGATGTTGGCAAATGCCGTATCAAAGTTCTGGTCAATCGCCCGGATAAGCTGACTGCCCCACTCCTGATCATACCCGACAGGGGGGATCGGCAGCCTTGACTTGCCGATCCTCATCGACGGCCATCCGTCCGCACGTCAATGCGGGGGATACCGGCACGCCAAGCCACACCCACGTCCTCGCTCTGGATCCTGAGCGTGAGCATTCTGCCCCTCAGACGAAAGTAGGTTTGCTCGGTGAACTGCGTGATGGGCACCGTCGCGGTCAGGGTCGTGTTGTTGTTAGCGAACTGCGTGAAGTCCCCGCCCGAATAGTTCTGGGCCTCCATCACGAAGTTGACTGTGGCGTTGGGATCGCTGCTGTTCCTGAAGTCCACGTCTGGAATCATGCGCCATACGAAGCCGAACTGCTCGCCCTGTCCGATCTCAGTCGGGCCGCTCGCCACATACGCCACAATAGGCGAGAACGGGTTGGTCGAACCATCATCCTGTCCTAGCTCGTGGAAGTAGATGTAGCCGTCCGTGCTGGCTGCGCGAGGATAGTCCTCGATGCCTCGATCAATCCACGCCGTGCGGACAATCGTGCCGATGCTCCAGACCTTCTCATTGTAGTTATAGAGAACGTAGCGGTCGTTCTCGCTGGAGTTCAGGCTTGGATAGAACCACCAGACCTCGTTGAAGGACATATTGGAACCAGCGACGATTTTCTCCGCTTGGTTCCAGTTGAGGTTGTTGAAGACGTAATCCTTCACAGAGCAGGGCAGGCCAGCCAAGCGACCATCCCACTGGAAGAAGCCGTTCGCGCCCATCCAGAACACAACGTCGTTCGCCGCCGCCACTGCGTATGGGGCAGCAAGAGAGGTCATGCCGATACGCGCAATTGAGTATTCAAAGGGAGCGCCAATGTAGCGGAGCGAGTGGACGGAGTCGTCGCTCCAAACCAGGATCTCCTGCTTGGTCTCTACTGCCCCGATAAACTCAGAGCCGCTTGGAATGCGGATACCGCCAGCAGAGTTGGTCTCTGTCGGGGTCCAGTTGGCGGGATCCTCCGTGCTGGACCAGCGGATCAGAAGGCGGTCCTGAACGCCCGTCACGATGTCCGTGCAGCCGAAGGCGATGATCTTGCGATCCAAATCAGACACGAGGATCTGACGCGCAATCCCAGGCACATCAGACGCGCCGGGCAGACTAGCCAGGGTTACTGCCCTCGTGCCAAGGCCGGTGGCGTTGGACCAGTAGTAGATCGCCGCGTCACGCGGGTTGATGACGAGATCCTGGCCGAAGTTATCCGAAGACCAGAGACGCAGGCGAGTGCCTGCAACCTGAGTGTTGGACGCCGCACCCCAGCCCGTGCCGGAGAAGGCAGACATCGTTGTGGAGGAAACTGTCTGGGAGACGCTGACCGTATAGGTTCCGACGCCGCCGGTGCCCGTACCAAGTGCGGTGATGTATGTGGCAGAAGAGCCCGGAGGACTGGCCGATACGCCAGTCCCAGTGACCAACTGTCCAACAGCTAGGGTTCCAGACACAACAGCGGAGACTGTCAGTGTCGTGCCACTGATCGACCCTGTGAAGGTGGCGCTGGTCCCAGACAGAATGCCGCCCCAGGTGCCAGCACCCCAGCCGTTCGCATAGAGCGTCGTGTCCAGGCCAGTGTTGATCTGGAAGACAGCAGTGACCGAGCCGCCGCCGTTGGCGGTTGACGACGCAGCAGACGCGGCAGTGATGGTGAACGTGGCAGAAGTCAGGACGTTGGCGATCTGGAACTCACCGTTCAGCGTCAAACCACCAACCGCCGATGCACCAGAGAATGTCACGAAGTCCCCAGTGAATGCGCCATGATTGGGGATTGTGACCAGGACCGTCGTTGAGCCATTCGTCGTGGTGAATGGGTTGCTCTGCGTCAGCGTCGCCCGGATGGGCGTGATGTCGTAGAACGTGCCGCCACGCTCGATGTAGTACTTGAGGTTTGTGCCAACCCCAAGGAAGTAGCTGCCTGTCAGGTTGGAGAAGGGCAGCATGTGACGGCATGTGCCCAGGAACTGCTGGATCACAGCCTTCTGCCAGCCGCCAATCTTCTCAGGCATGTTGGACCTAAAGCGGACCTTGTCCGCGTCAGACCAAGCTCCGGACGCGGTGTATCGAGACCCGTCGCGGAAGATGCCTGGAGTGAACTGGAGCTTCTGAAGGGCCATCTTAGGTCTTGATGATAAAGTTCGAGGCTAGGTAGGGCTGAAGCGTCGAGACCGTGTGAGTGTGCGACCCGTCCGTGCTGATAGTGTGATTGTGGCTTCCGCCACCACCAGTCCCGTCCGTAAGGAAGGTGTGGTTGTGAGCGCCAGCGCCGTTTGTGGAAGATGTCGTTCCAGACACGCCGTTGTTGCCGCTGAAGCCAAAGCCAAAGCCAGAGAGCAAAACAGGCCCAATACTGTGAACGTGATCGCCAATCGTGCTGGTCGTGCCAGTGTGCTGGTGGCTTGGAATCTGAGCCGTCGTGAGCGTCGTGCCGCCAGTGTTGCCGGTGTGGTTGTGCGAACCATCCGTGCTGGTCGTGGCGGTAACGGCACCGCCGGTCTGACCACGAGAGTAGCTTGGACCCACACCAACACCAACACGATCACGCCGGTCTGGAACGTTGAACGTGGTGGAGCCGTCGCCAGAACCGTAGGCCGTGCCGATAATGGCAAAGAGCGCCGCATAGGTCGTGCGGCTCACAGCAGCGCCATTGCAGAGAAGCCAGCCAGTCGGGGCCGCAGCGCCACCATACTCCCAGATCACGCCAGCAGGGATGATATCGCCGCCAGCAACAGTGATGGTGCCGGTGACAGCAAGATCACCGCCGACCGTAGTATTGCCTGCGATAGCGACATTGCCGTTGGTCGAGTTGATCGGCACCGACGCCAGGACGACGTTGGTCCCGTCGCAGTACATAAGCTGCGTGAAGCCGTTGGCGAGCGTCACGCCGGTCCCAGCAGAGGTCTTGACCAGGATGCTCTGGCTGCCCGTCGTGGCGTTCCTGACAGCGTAGAACTTGTTGCTCGTCGGCACGACCACGTTGCGCGTCGCAGTCAGGGTGCCGGTCATCACCAGCACCGCATTGCGCGCTTCGTCCGTAACGCCGTTGCCGCTGACCAGCGTGTAGTTGGCGTCGAGCATCGCAATGCTGGCAACGCCAGTTACCGCCTGCTCGACAAGACTGCCCAGGTTCGTGTTGGTCGTATTGCCCCAGTTCGCAGCCTGCTCACCGTTGCCGATAAGCTCAAGCCGTAGAGCGGGAGAATATGTACTGGGCATCTACCCTACCCTCAGCAGGAGATCGTGTAGGTGACGGTCAGCGTGTCGCCGCTCAGGACGCTGCGAGCAACCGCAAAGTCCGTCGCAGAGAAGAGCGTGCCGGTCGTGCCCCCAATCGTGTTGGCACCAGCGCCGGTCACAATAAAGCAACCACCAACCGTCGCGGTGCCGTTGATGTTGAAGACAGCAGGAGACGCCGTGTTGTCGGTCGAACCAGCCGCAGCCACACCAGCCGTGTAGGCCGGGCGAGTGCCGTTCGAGTAAACCGTAATCTCGGTCCAAGACTTCGAGGACATCGTATCAGCGGCGCTGATCGAGCCAGCCGTCTTGAGGCCAACGAAGAAGGCCGCGTTGTAGGCCGAGCCACTGAAGTACTTGTTGAAGAGGTCGTTCTTGCCGACCGTCACAACGAGGTTCGAGAGATCGTCTTCCCAGCGAACGGAGCCGTCAGCGGCCCGGCAGATAACCTTGAAGGAGCCCTTCACGTCGATGCTGTCCTGGGCAGAATGCCCCATGACCAGCCCGGCGGCGGCTTCGTCTGTGACTCGGAGGGTGTCTTTGAGGCTCATCTAGCTGTTTCCTATAGGGGTCCAGGTTGCCGTAACCGAAGAAATGGGATCCCAGACATTTATGACCCCTGGTCCAATTATCGGAGCCCAGCCTGGATTCGGATTGGGTATGGGATCCCAGCCGCCATATCCTGCCCCAACATCTACGAGGGTGATTGTATCCGACGCAGACGCGACCATGCCAGCGATATTTGCCGCACTGTCGGTCAGGGTTATGGCGTCAGCGGCCTGTAGAGCGGCGCTTATAATTCCGGTCGTGGCGTCTGACAGGACGATGGTGTCGGACGCGCTTGCCGACGCGGCAAAGTTGCCGACCGCCGTCTCTGCAAAGGTGATGGAGTCCGACACGCTCTCCAGGAAAGCAAAGCCTCCTGTGGCGGAATCCGTAAGAGTTATCGTGTCAGATGCCGCACCCAGGAAATTATAGCTTATGTCGGCAGAGTCGGTCAGAGTCAGGGTGTCGGACGCCGCCGCAAACCAGTCCGGAGCCTTTGCCGCAAAGTCCGTCAGGACGATAGCGTCGGACGCGCTCGCCAGCATGCTGAGGCTGCCGTCAGCCAGTTCAGACAGCACGAGGGTATCCGACGCGGCGGCAACACCCGACAGGGTGCTGTTGGCAGCATCCGTCAGGACAATGGCATCAGACACACTCTCGGCATAGAAGGCGTTGGCTAGCCCACTGAACGAAGCGCCGCTGAATGGGTAGAAGCCAAACACCCGTCTTTATCCCCCAGCAGAATCGGCAGGAGCAATAGTAAGCTCACCAGCCGCTACCAGAGCCAGGGCCTTCTCTCTTTGGCGCCTTGCCTTTGCAGCGTCGGACATCTTCTTGCGGCTTTCCTCAGACACGATCTTACCCACCGAGCATAGACGGAATTTTTCTCTAACGGCTGGGTCTTTGAACCTTTCTTTGGCGGCAGCACTAATAGCGGCCCGATGTTCAGGGGTATGCGGCTTGCCGCGTTTTGCCGCCGCAGAAGCCATCACCAGCTTGTAGTTGCTTTTCCCCTTTTTCGCAGCAGATAGCTTTGCTCGCCATTCAGAAGTTATCACGGGCTTGTGCCCAGTGGTTCCTTCTCCACCATCAGTCATGTTGGCGAGATCGCAGTTCTCCGACCGCCAAAAAGCAATTCTCTTTTTCTCTAGCTCAAAAGCCTCGTCTTCAGAAAGGCCGTGTCCCACTATCTTGACCTCAACGCACATTCCGAGCCTAGCCAGCTTCTCCTGAATGGCTTTGTGGTGCTTGTTGCGGCGCTTCATGATGTTGGCCCTGCGGCCTCGACCTTTGCCGACGTAGAAGCACTCGCCCCTGTCCGGGCGCCAATGCTCGTAAACGTAGAAGTTGCTCTTCATGCGTCAGCAGGGGCAATCACGATCTCACCCTCCTCCTGAAGCCGAAGCAGGTTCTGGTAGTCGGTGTTCGCAGGGTCGAGCGGCACGAACGAGGTCACGCCGTCAATGTCACAGCGGATGCTGGTGTTGACGCCATTGAAGGCTATGTATTGAGCGTTGGTGTACATGGATCAAAGTTCCGCTGCAATGCCAACATTGTAGACGAAGAATGCACTTCCTGTTGCAAGTGCCGTACACTGAACTCTGAGCGTTGTCGCATTTACAGTGTTCACCAACAAGGCGGATGCGTTGCTGCCTCCAAGAGGTGTGAGTGAAGCAGTTGGGGAAGACCTCATTGGTACTGGGAAGGCTATATTATTAATTGGGTTGGCGCCCCCATTAACCGTTCCCTCATAAACCAACTGCTCAAGTAGCACTTGATAATACCTCTGGCACAGCGCCAGTTCCTGCCCGAACTGCCTGCGTTCAAACGGCGTGGCGACGGTGCCGACTTCGAGTTGGACGCCGGTCAGGTAGAAGGTCGCGCCGTTGGTTGCCATGAGGTTGGTCGCACCGGTCGCAGACAAGGGAAAACTGCTTGACCACGAACCGGCTGTGCCGCTGAACGTAGAGCCGACACCGAGGCCGAAATAGGCCCGCAGGCCGATAGTGTTGTCCGTCGTCCACGTTCCAGATGTATCGCCAGCGATGGTGACAGTCTTGTATTCCCAGGTGTTGGCGGCAGAGATCGAATAGGTGAACGGGTAGCCCCTATTCCCGGCATTGTTGCCCAGAGCGCCGCCGTATGTCCCGGTCACGCTAGACCGAACCCAGAAGGACAACGTGATAGTCTGGGCCGACGCGGTGCCGAACCCAAGGTCGGATACGTTGAAGCCCTCGATGAACTGAGCAATGTCGTAGAGGTCGTTTGCCGCAAGGCTACTGTCTGCCGTGGTGACAGTAACCAACAGGGAGTTGCTAAAACCAGCGGGCGCAACAGTGGAACGCTGAATAGTGAAAACGCCGGATGAAGCCGTGCCTTGCGCCCACCAACGGTCCACCGAAAAGGTCTGGTTCCCAGTGTTGACTGTCACGCTCGCCCCAGCATTCCGCTGGTCGATCCGCATGTCCCCATTGATGATGCGGTTCCGCAGGAAGCTGCTCGCCATCGCCGCAGTGCCAGCGAACGTCGCGTTGCCCGAGGCGTCGAGGACAATGTTGTTGCTCGCAGAGGCGGCAGACTTGATGTTGCTAGCTTGAATTGTGGACATCAGCGGGCCTCCAGCGTTGCGATGCGGGCCTCTGCGGCTTCCAGTTTCGCGGTGAGTTCCTTGATGGCAGCAGTCAGGAGTGGGATGACCTCTGTGTAGGCCAGCCCAAGCCTGTCTTGGTCTGCATGGTGAACTGCCTCGGGCAGAACCTTCTGAACGTCCTGGGCGATCAAGAAAGAACGGCGAACCCCGTCGTCATCGGTCTTGAACTTCCCGATCACAGTCCGCAGCGTGGACACCTTCTCTACGGCGTCAGTGATCGGCTCAATGATATCCTTGTGACGCTCATCAGAAAGACCAGACCACGAACTTCCGCCGTTTGCCATGAATACGCCGGTCGTGCTTTGGTTGACAATGTAGACGGTGTTGTTGTTGTCGGTGACAAACCGCCAGTAGTTGGCATTGTTGGTGTTCTTAATGCGGATTTGTTCGCCGCCATTCTGGACGTGTATTCCGCCTGTTGAGCTAGCAATGGCGCTCGTCGTTCCGACTAGGAAGTCGCCACCAGTGGTGATGCGGGCGCGTTCGGTGTTGTTGGTGTACAAGGCGAACGGATGGTTGGTTTCCGTGCCAGCCGCTCCAACAGAACCGCCGTTCGATGCAAACATATAGCTGGTGACGGAACCGCCAGCAGCGCGCACAACGCCAGTTGCCGCGTTATAGACAACGAGGCCGTTCCCGTAGGTGGATGGCGTGCTTGTCCCAATGCCGACGTTGCCGCTGGCGTCGATCCGCATGACCTCCGTGCCGCCTTCGGCGAACGCGATCTGGTCAGCCGCAGGGAAAAACATCCCGGTGTTCGCGTCGGTACCCTGCACGGCAGGCGTTGCGGCAGAGCCGTCCGTGCCAGAGATGCCGGTAGTTCCGTTCAGAATCAGGGGCATCAGGGGGTCTCCGAAGGAGCGATGACAAGCTTACCTTCTGCCACCAAAGCCATGATCGCAGCGTAATCGCTGTTGGCTGGATCGAGCGGCACAGAGCATTGAGCGCCGTTGATATCGACCAGGATGGCATTTGGCTGCGTCATCGTCGGAGGAGTCTTATAGCGGGCGTTCTTGTACATGATCAGAGTTCCGCCGATGCCGTCCAAACGAAGAACATAAATGCGTTCGTGCTAACGGACGCAGTAATGTAGTGTACCATAAAATTAAAGTTTTGCGTGTACCAACCAAAATCCAACACTGCGTTGGTTGCTGAATAGCTAACACCAACTGTCGGATTTGCTCTCATCTGCACAGGCATGTGTATTCGATACACACCAAGGTATGTGGCATTTGGGGCAGGGACCACATGGTACTCGGTAAAGCCGGATACATTGTAGTACCGCTGGCACAGAGCAATCTCTTGGCCGTACTGGCGGCGCTCGAAAGGTGTAGCTACAGAGCCAACCTCAAACTGAACGCCGGTCACATAGAAAGTTGCGCCTGCGGTGCCGCACCAGTTGGCCTGTGCGGATGTGTTGTTTCTGTCTCCCGAGACCCAAGTTCCAGCCGTCGTGTTTGAGCTTGATCCAGAGCCCAAATCCCAAGACAGATACATTCCAACACCACTATCGGTCAGCCATGTTCCAGATGTGTCACCTGGAATAGTGATAGATTTTTGCTCCCAGGTGTTTGCGGAAGAGATTGTGTATGTGCCCACATAGCTTCTATCTAAGGCATTATTTCTAATGCCAACGCAGTAAGTACCAATAAGGCTTGAGCGAACCCAAAACGAAACTGTTACTGTAGCCGCTGATGGGGTTCCATAGGCAAGATCGTAAATGTTAAACCCTTCAATTCGCTGCTGAATGCGGCACAACTGAGATGCAGTTGCGGTTCCAGCACTTGTGACACTGACAAGAAGAGAGCTTGTGAATCCAGTGGGTACTATTGTACTCCGTTGGAACGAAAGAGTCCCTGAAGTATCTTCATAAACATTCCATCTGTCAGTGGCGTATATGACCGTCGCATTTGGGACACTTACGCTACCGCCACCATACCGCTGGTCAATTCGCATGTCGCCATTGATGATGCGATTACGGAGGAAGCTGCTCGACGGCACCAGCCCAGCATTGAAGGTCGCGTTGCCCGAGAAGGTCGTCGTGCCAGTGTAGGTGACGTTGCCGCTGTTGTCGGACGCGATAAGCGTGCCGTTGACAGTCGGAAGGTTCAGCGTCGTGGTCGTGCCGACAGCAGGCACGTCCATTGTGACAGAGCCGCCACCGGAGGAGTTGAGTCTAACAGGAATGGTCGCCTCCTATGAGGTCGAAAGCAGACATCACAAAACAGTCCATGTGCTGCCCGAAGGCACGGTCACGACCGCTCCACTCGCCACCGTAATCGGCCCTGCCGTCATGGCGTTATAGCTGGTCGGAATCGTGTAGTTGGCCGACACTGTGGTCGGGTTCACGAAGAACGTACCAGCCACATCGCCGTTGACCGTGAGCCGAGAGACGGCGGTGGTCGTGTTGACCAGAAGGTTGGCGCTGCTGTCGATGCGAGCGACTTCTGTACCGCCCTCAACAAAGGCCACCGTGTCAGCAGCAGGAAAGAAGATGCCAGTGTTTGTGTCTCCTGAGACCGTGATGGACGGCAGGGACACAGAGCCTAGAGCAAACTCAACCTGGGCATTACTGTTGATACGAAGAGCCTCAACGCCACCCTCAGTGAAGGCAATCGTGTCGGCGGCTGGAGAGAAGATGCCCGTATTGGGATCGCCTGAGAACGTGAGACCTGGGGCAGAAACAGTCCCTGGCACAATGCCAAGAACGCCGGTCATCGTGTCGCCAGCCTTGGCAACGGCGCCCAGTGCAGTCAGAGCATTAGGGGCCGTCGTCGCCCCAGTGCCGCCGCTACCAATCGCCAGCGTGCCTCCAAGGGTTACTGCCCCAAACGAAGCGGTGGACGGCGTAAGGCCGGTAGAGCCGCCGCTGACAGACTGAACGGTCCTGCTGGCAGGCAGGCTGATAAAGACATCCTTCGTGCCGACGCCGAAGTTGACGATGCTGCCCCCGTTACTAGACGAGAGGATCGTCGTGCGGGCCAGGGTGGACGGGGCCGTGAACGTGCCGATACCAACTTCCCAGTTGGAGCCGCCCTGATCCGCTGCCGTGTAGTAGGTCGTGTCGCCCGTATCGAGAACCGCGTCGAACGTCTGATACCCAGTGACCGCACCAGCAAGCGCAAGGCTGCCTGTGCCGACAGTGGCGCTACTCTCTCGGACGCGATCCGCGATTACGAAAGGCATCTCAGTTGATCCTTACAATCGCGCTGAGATCGGTGATCTGAGGAAACTGAACCTCGAACCTGTTGTTCACAGCAAACCTCGTTGTGCCAAAGTCTAGCACAAGGCAGGCCGGGTTAGTGTAGCTGTGTGCCGGGGTCGTGTTGTAGATCAGCGCCCCACGAGCAGAGAACGTCGCAGCCAGCCACGTCGCCGTCTGGAATGAACAGACACCAGCCAAGTTGTACTCGGTTGGTCCTATGTTTGTGAGAGATAGGCCACCAGCAGTGTAGCCGCCTCCGGAGATTTCCCCGGTCGTGGAATAGGCAAGCGTCGTAGAGTTCAGGTTCGCAGCCTCAGTGTAGAGGGCGATCTTGAACGTATCCCCACCGACCGTGCGGAAGTCATGCACGCCTTCAAGAAGCTGCTTCTTGAAGCTCGTGCAGAAGGCTTGAACGATTGCCATCGTCTAATCCTAGGTCGGCGCGATACGCGGCATATCAAGGCGGAAGTTGTCGCGCTTATCCATGCCTTCACCCAGGTTCTTCAGGCGGGCAAGAGCCTCATCGTACCGCTGGCGGTAGAGAGTCTGAAGATCGGGGTCGCCCTTCATATAGGTATAGGCTTCACACAGCGCCCCATAGAACAGGACGCTCTCCGTATTGTCGCCAAGCCAGGACGTGCCAGCGTCCACGATGCTCGGCGGCTCATAGAAGTAGTGAAGCTCAACCTCAAAGAAGCTGCTTGGCGTCGGCGCAACCACAAACGTCGCGTCGTTGAATAGGGCATAGTACCGAGGCACGCCCGTCAACGTTGGGTTTGGATAAGCCTCGTTGATATATCCAACTTCCTTTTCCAGCATGTAGGAATACACGCCAGTACCGCTGATAACCGCCATCGAGTAGGCGGAAAGGAAGTCAGTTGGGGCAGCAAGGTACTTGTTGTTCTGGACAAAGTTGGACACAGCATTGCGCTTCAGGACCGGGATTTGAGCGGACTGATAAATCCGATCCTCGGCCAGCTTCACAATGTCAGGAATGGCGGCAACGAACTCCGACGAGGAATTCTGCGTGTAGTCCTGAAGCAGAGCTACAAGGGTTGTGTAGTTCATTGCCGCCTAGTCCTCAGCCCATCGGGCCGCGAGCCATCGTGCCCTTGATGGCTGCACCCGTACCACGAATCTTAGTGGCCTTCTTGGGCGAGCCTTCGTTGGCGACAATGGCTTGGTTCGGAGCGTTGGTCACGCCTTTGTTGGCGACCGGCTTCAGGTCATACGCGCTCGCGTCAACCGTCTTCACGCCGTCCGGGGTCTTCTTGCCGTAAACGGCACCGCCAGTCTGGTTCATGGCACGAGCAATGTTCCGCCCGTACTTCTTCATGTCCATGCTGGTCGGCGTGTGGGCCTTGCCCTTCATGATGCGCTCCTATCCTACAAAGATAGCAACGTTGCCCACGTTGCCGTTCGTCGTGGTGGCAGAATTGCCAACAGGATTCCAACCATTCAGGCTTCGGCCTGGGTTAATATCCGGCCTCGGGTCCTGCAAAGCAACTGGATCATTGATGGGGAACTTGCCCAACTGATACTGGGGATGATCCACATCATTGCATTCATCGCACACCTTTAGGCCGGTGGGCTTCTGGTTAACAACCTGCCAAGTCAGGTCTTTTAGGTCATACCTCTGGTAACACCTGTCGCAAAAAGCGTAAGCTTTGTTGCCGCGCGCAAACTTAACCGTCATGGGTACGAAGACCAGGGCACGAAGCGAGCAGGCTCGCGACCGCGATCCTCGTCCGCAGCAAGCTGGAACTGCTCCATGTATTCCTGCTTCAGCAGAGGAACCCTGGCCGCAGCCTCCGGGCGCTTCATTGCAACCTGAAAGGCAAGACCAGCGATGAGGGCGGGGACAAAACGCACCGGCATGTCCATTACGTCAGTTGACGTAGTGGCATCCTGAATCCGACGCATCGTCCAATACAGAATCGTGTAGGGCAGATCGGGAACCGGCCAGAGCGTGTACTCCGGGCTCACCTGTCGGTTCACATAAATCTGAAGAGGGCGACCCGTCGTGTTCTTGTTTGGCAGCGTGGCGTAATCGCCAACGCCAATACGAGACACGGTATAATCCAGAGGCGATCCGCTGGTGGTAACCCGGATCATCGTCTCGATGATATCAATCGTGTCGGCTGCCAGGGAGTAGGTCTTCACCCCAGGCGTAAGAACAAGAGCATTCTCCTGAACGGTCCAGAGGTTCAGACCCCGGTTCGACCACTCAGCCGACAGAATGTTCAGGGATCGACGGGCAGTACGGAAATCATAGCCCGTGCGAGCCTCAAGGCCAGCGCGCTCGTATGCCTCCTCAATGAGGTCGGCAATGTCGAGATTCCAGACCGCTGTGCCGGAGGTCGTCATTTAGGGTCGCCCCAGTTTGGAGTGTACGCGAGCCACTGACTTGCTCTTCCCACTAGGACTTATAGGCCAACTCTTGCGAGCAGGCCCAGTCTTCGTTTTAGCCATCGTGGCCTTCTGCCCAGAAGACATCTTGGCGGCGGCGGCAGAGGGTCGGCAAGCAGGGTATCCGCGTTTGGACTTCTCAGAGCCGCTTCGGCCACACGGCTTCCCGGTCTTGATATCCACCCACTTCTCACCAAACCACTTGCCGAGCCCGCCCTTCATTTCTTGGACACCCTATTATCAGGACCCCGCCAAGTGCCGCCCTTCTTCTTGTACTCCTTGGATGCCCAGGCATTCGCATAGGCAGAAGGGTACACGTCAAACTTGGCCCTAGCGGCACTCTTGGCGGCAGCCCACAGCTTCGGGTTTTGCGGCTTAACCCGACCACCCTCGGCCATGCGAGAAGCCTCGGAAAGAGCAATCGCCACAGCCTGCTTCGGGTTCTTCACCTTCTGCCCACTGGACGACTTGAGGGAACCCTCTTTGAACTCCCTCATGACCTTCCCGATTTTCTCCTGCTTCTTCACACCATGCGGCCCTTGGTCTTGCCACGAGTGGCGCAACCATCGCCACGGGTGACGCCACCGGACTTCATCTTCACAGCGCCGCCCTTGGCCATGCGAGAAGGACGGCCCGGCGGCGGTTCGTCCGTGGGGACCATACGAGGATCAAAGCCACGCATACCACGAGGAGGCGTCATGTCCTCCTCGAAGCTGCGACGCGGCGGCATCGGCTCGTCGGTTGGGACGGCATTGGAGCGGAAGCCCCGCATGCCACGGGGCGGCGTCATATCCTCCTCATAGGAGGGAACGCGACGGCGACGGTCCATTAGATGAACTTCCCCTTGGTCTTGCCGTGGGCGGCAACGCCATCCGCACGCTTGGAGGCAGAGCCGCCAGCCGCCATCTTCTTGACGTAGCCGCCCTTCTTCATGCCCTTCTCGGACTTGTCTTCCATCTTCTCGGCGCGAGCAATCTCCTTGCGGATCAGCTTCTTGTCCATCGCCTCATCAGCGTGAATCTTGCCACCCTTGGCCATGCCGCCTGGACGCATCGCGCGAGCGCCAAAACGCGGCATCGCCATGCCAGCATCGGCACTACCACCAGCCTTCGGCATACGCGGCTTCTTCATGTTCATTAGCTTTCTCCTGCCATCTTCATGGCTTCGGTTTCGCATTCATCGGTGCGACGAAGCCATCCGCGACCGAACGTCTCAAAAGCCTTGAGGCTTTTATAGAACTCACGCCTGTCTTCGGCAAAGCGAACAATGAGGTTCTTGGCCGGGACTGCGTTAACGGCAGCGATGGTCTTCGGGCCAATAGCTCCATCGGGTACTGCCCCAACACAACGCTGGAGAATCTTGGCTGCACGACCAACCCCACCATTCACGGCGAGATCGAAAACAGACAGGTCCACACCAGGAGCCCACTCATCGCAGCGGGCCTTGTCCCAATACCGAGTGCGGTAGAGGTCATGGAGGTGGGCGTCTGGAATATTCCGAAGCTCGTCCTTGGTGACATCCCGGCCAAGGTATTCCTTGTAGACCGCCAGGGTCACGCCCTTCATCGTCGCGCCGCCAGGGTCACGGGGATGGTCAGACCACCCACCCTCATGGTGAAGCACGAACTTCAGGCAGCGTTCAAAGTTGTCTTTCACTTGCCCATGATCCTGTTCATGGCCTGGGTCTTCTCGCGAGAGCCAGCCGAAGAGCCGAAGTAGTAAGAGACGATAGCGCCCCATGCCGTGCCCAATGTCCCCAGCATAACCAGCATTGCCTCGCCACCATTCTCAGGCAGGCCGTAGGCAATCATCCAGAAGAGAACGCCAAAGAAGCCGAAGGTCACAGCAGCCGCAAGAAACTTGGGCGTGTGGTCGCCCGTCTTAACTTCTCGTTCACGGGCAGAACTACGATCCTCGTTCGATATGCGCTCAAGATCAACATCAAGCTCACGCATCCGGATCACGAAGTTATTTTCTGCCTGCTTCAGGGCAAGCAGTTGTTCTGGCGTGGCGCTCTTGGCCGCCTCTATAAGCTCATCCTCGGTCCCATCCGGCTTTCCAAGAAGAGCTTCGGAGATGGCTCGCGTCGCCATCCCCGCCAGCGGGCCACCTACGGCAGTAGCGATGGACGGGGCAACGGTGCGGACAAGATTAAGAAGGGCTTCCATCCTATCTCTCCAGCATGAACGTCAGGTTCTGATGACGTGGATAGGTGACGGTACGCTCCCCCTCCGGGCACTTGTAACGGATTGTGGCGAGCAGGGTTGCCCGGCCAGGGCTAACCGGAGACCTGTCTGAAAGCTCTAGCGTATAGGTGAAGGTGTCGATCTCTGGGCCAGCCGGTCCAGTGAAGCGCGTCATGCTAGGCGTTGCCTCATGAATGAGGCCAGTGGCATCCCTGACCGTGACGCTGAAGCCTTCTACAGAGCAATCATCCCGACGCTTGATCCGGGCCACGGTCACGGTGATTGGCTGGCCTATTCTGCCATCAGCAATCCTGAAGTGTTCGGGCGTCCAGGTGATGATCTCGTTCCGGAACCACCCAAACTTTTCCCCAGCCGTATAGCCGCCAACAGCCAACGCAAACGTGGCTGTCGCAAATTGAACGACAGGAGTTAGCTTAGGCAGTTCCACATCAAGCCCCAGGCTCTTGAGGTGCAGGCTTCTTGCCAAGAAGCTTCTTTACTGTCTCGGTCTCGTAGATGCGGATAGCAGTCCAGCAAATCGTGAAGATCGCTGCGATGCTTGGCAGGACGCCAGCTAAAGTAGCCACGACAGTTCCTATAGAAACCGCATCAACAACGTTCTTCACTGCTTCCGTGTCTTGGGTCATATCAGCAATTCCAGGCCCGTAGGGACTTGTTGATACGAGAGTTGGGATCGTTGGCCGTCTTTGCCGAGGTGAGCTTCTTCTTCATCCCCTTCATGCGCGCACAAAAGCTGTCCCGCCTGGAACCGCCTTCAGGCTGGGGAGGCTTCAACCCAGGTTTCCCTGGGTTGGCCCGGTTATAAGAAGCTCGGCCTTTGGCATTCAGGCCACCAGACTTGGACTTGCCTTCGGCACGCTGCCAAGCTGGGGTCTTAGCCATAGATGA